CCTTTTGTTCCTTCTGTCTAATTCTTCTTTCATTTTCTTTAGCAAGTCCATTAGGACCTTATTATAAAGATCTAATTCGGTATTTTGTTTTATGAATTTATTGAGTAAATTTCGTTGTGCGTGAATTAGGTCCCTCTGCTCTTTTATCGCGAGTCCATACTTTTCTATTGTAACCGCTTTTGTGATTTTGTGAATTGTAATTTCAGATGCTTGGGTTAAATTCAAAAATAAAGAAACAGAAAGCGCGATTCCTAAACTCATTTTAACGGCGAAATCCATGTTTATTTTTTTAAATAAATTTTTTATTTTTTTCATGTCGATCCTTTTGCTGTTGCGTTGCCGAAATAAAAGCCTACGATTGCTGTAAGGGTGTGCCTTACTTCCGGAACCATTAAGTATCCTTTTAGCTCAACAAATAAAATTTCTGTCCCTCCGCCGAATAGTCCAAAAAACCATGTCGGATTTTCAGTTTCTATTTCCACTATGGTCGAATATCCGAATATAGATAAAAGAAATGGGGCCAAAATAACGGCAAATAATATCGAAGCAACAATTGCTCTACGTACCCATTTACCTACATCAACTGGAACTCTTTTCGCTGCCTTGTCAGCACTGTCGTCTTCTGCTTTTTTCCAGCCAATTGCCCTTTTGTAGATTTCATGACGTTCTTTTGCTCTTTCGGCTAAATACCTGAATATAAAGCCGACAATAGTACCACCGATCATTGTGATGAGTTCCATTGAAAGCATAACGTCTTACATATACTTACACCAAAAAAGCCGCACAGTTATTCACCATGCGGCTTCGATATATGTTTTAGTATTATATTTAGGTCAAATCACCTAATTTTTTTAATTCTTTTAACTTATCGCTTGGTTTATCCAAACCACCAATTGCTGTATATACCGTAAGGTTAGGCTTGTCTCCGCTGTATATTCCTCTATGAACAACATTTCCAGCTTTCAACATTCTGCATAATTGGTCAAAACCTTGATCGAGCGCAGTTTGCTGAATATTATCAAGTTGCTCCTTTCCCCCTACTATAATAGCTCCCGCGCAAGTGCCTGTTGACAAATCAATACCACCAGATAAAAGACCGCTTTTGAAGTTGTCTCTTATAGCTCTTGAAATGTTAACGGGGTCTTTCCAGTTTTCCACTGGGGCAGCGCCAAAGACCATCATGCCGGAATCTAAGATTGACTTATAATCACTAGCATCAAAAGAGGAATATGAACTATCTCTTGCTGCTGTTAAATTAAACAAGTGAAACAATCCAGCCATGCTCATATTTGCTGTCTGCCAAAAATTGGAAACCACGAGATTGGGATAAACTTTTCCGATTCTTTCATTATCTATCACGACAAGAGGAGAAACGATTCCATCCTTAACTAAATTATATACAGCATTCAAACAATGGAAAGAATTTGCGTTTACCTTTCTTCCTTCTGAAAATTTTGGAAGAGCTAAGATGACTCCTACTTTTTTAGTAGAGCAGCCGAGTGTCTCTTGTAATTCTTTTGCTGCGTGAATCAATGGAACCACCGTTCCTCCACCAGTCCCACCACCCGCACCCGCGCAAATCATAATCCTATCTAACTGTTCGCCAAAGGAGTAACGCATGAAATCGATAACGTCATCTCTTCTTTCGGCAAAAACCTTAGCTGCGTATTTAGGGTCTTTACCCGCACCACCTTCTCCGATGCATAATTTATTATTCAGGTTAACAGTATTTAAATCTTGTTCTGCTGTATTAAGAACAGCAACTTTTCTATATCCCAATTGATGGAATGTTTCCGCGATACGAGATCCGCCTTGTCCAGACCCAACAAAAGCAAATTTATAGGCTACTTCAATTTCATCCTCAATTTCTTTTACCTGCTCGGGTTCTGGGCTCGGCATGGGTATGTCAGGTAATGAAATATCAAATCCATCAGGATTCATATATTCATTAACTCCTTGACCAATTGGTTTATCTTGGTTTTCGAGATTCTCTTGATTTTCTTCGCTCATAGTCTTTTCCTTTATTACACCTAGAAATTATACCCGGAGAAAGTTGCCCCTGACTCTATTGTCCTTCCGCTAATGAAAAGGCCCTTTCCTGAGACCGTATCTGCCACATCAGTACTAAACTCCATTGTAAGTTCCGCTCTTTCGTTGACTACAGCCCCAAGACTTATTGAGTCTACATCACATTGATATAAATCATATTGAAGTACAACGGATGGATCAATTACCCCAGTGCAGACTATCCAAGGAGAAGCGTTTCTTGCTTTAAAGAATATATCATATTTATAATCATTAAAAAATAAATTTCTTAATTCTCCTGTTTTTGAACTGGCGACCAATGCGGTAAAATTAGCCCCAACTTTAATTGGGTATTTTATTGGCTTATCTACCGGAAGCTTATGCCCTATCCCTATAATTTCTCTTCTATTAAAATCGACAGTAAACGATGCGCTTTGAACGTGTAGGTCTTCGAGATTGAAACCTATGTCTTCTATATCAGATCGATCTTCCCCGTAACCAGTGGCTTGAATAACCAAATCTAAATCAGTAGTTAAAAGTGGTTTTCTAGCGCCCGTGATATTGGAACCACTCGCTTCTCCCCTTAAAATTGGTATCTTAAAAATATTATCATTAATATTATTGAATCCCGTTGTATCAATTGAAGGAATTATTCCCGAACCACTATTGTAAAAATTTACATTGTGGCAAACATAAGAGACACTGGACCTAACAAGATCTTGGATATTGAATTCAGTAGAGTAACTATTGATATAGCAATCTCCGAAAGCCAAGGTACTGATTTCATTAAATTCGTTTTCAGGTAAATTTCTTAAATCCATTCCTCGTTTTCCATTCACGAAAAACAAATTTCTTCTGTCTCTATCTTCGAATGGCCAATTACCCCCTTCGGGATAAGCTTGTGTTGTTTCTCTAGACGTAAACCCCTTGAAACAAAAAACTCCTGTATTGTGTTCGTAATATGGTTGTTTATATTGGAACCCCGTTGGGAAATTAGGATTGAAGCCCATTCTTATTTCGTTTCTTAGATCATATGCCATGTATTGGAAACTCAGATCTACAAGCGGAGGGGTTATTTGTGGTCTAGATACTAATTCTCTTCGCCCAAGCTCAGATACATCTTGCCTTTGTGTGTTGATATTATATTCGAATTGCGTAAGCCCATTGAGTTGTTTGATTAGATTGTGAGTTCCATCAGAACTGCCAGTAAGATCTCCGTAACTATTTACGAAGTGATACCCAGACGATGGAGAAGGCCCAACGAATAACGCCTGTTCATTAGATCTAATCGTATATTCAGGCATCTTTCTTTACCTCACTAGCATATAGGATGCTCGCAAGATAAGAATCCACCTGATAATCATAAGCTATACTATGAATCCTTTTGATAGCTTCTGAATTTGTATCTGCTGGTGACTTAATGTACTTTCTGATGGTTCTTACCTTGTTCCAATTAGACGGAATTTCGTTAGCAACTATTATTTCACAAAGTTTATTTACAACTTCCTTTTGCTTTCCGTCAAGTTCTTTGAGCTTATGTATTTTCTTTAGTTCTGCTTCGACTTTATCCTGAAGTTTAGAAGCCAATGCTAAGTTTTCTTTTACAGCCTTGAAAGCAAATAACAAAGTAGATTTGGCTCTTGATTGTTTTTCTCCAATTTTTCCGGGTTCTCTATTCGGTTGTGGCACACCCGTTACTTGAGGAGGTCTGCCATCTTTGTCTTTTCCCTTGTCGTTAGAATCACCAACGTCTTTACTGCCTCCGATAAGGGGTTCATATAGCCCTTCGTCCTTAAGGGTTTTGAATTTTCTTTGAGACTCTACTGAAGCATCATAATCTGGCAATTTATTATTTTGAATTGCATCAAACCCTTCTTCTGGAGTGAGCAAACCAAGCTCCATCATTCTGCCATAAATTCTTTGAGTATTGTAATTATTCTTTAGTGGAATGTCTTCAAATACGGGAGTAGGATAAGATTTAAATCCCAAAGATTTTGCAATCCTTTTGATTTCTATATTAAGGAAACTATGAAGAAAGGCTTCTCGACCCTGTTTTAGTCTGGCCATAAAAACTTCTACTTTGGTTTGCTGATTCGCAAACTTTTCCCCGCCTACTAAAACATTATTTAATCCTTCGTTGATATCTCTGTCAATTACTTCATATTTTTTAGGATCGAGTAAATCTGCAATATCAGGAATAACAAATTTGGCATCTGTCGTGTAATCGGAAATCAAGACCCTCCCAACAGATTCATTTTCAAAAAGTTTTTGCATCGCCTCTAAATTCTTTTGATTTATACCTCCTTTTTCTGGTTCCGTTCCCATTGTTACTAAAAGAATAGCCTGATGGGTTGTTCTTGTTATCGCCATATCCATTTTTCTCATTTCGGCTTTGGCATTAATGGATTCCAATACAGGCCACCCCATAGGAACAGCTAACGGCTCATAATCTTGCTTTTTATAAAAAACCGATAAGGTTTTTTCTGGATTTAGCTCTATTCTTATAGAGTGGACATTCTTATCTTTTATTTGTTTTCGCACCTCGGGGGAAAGAGTGCTAAGGATTTCGAAATCTTCTGTGGTTTTCGGACTCCTCAATCTCATCAGTTCATAATCCGAAAGTATTTTGTAGAATTTATTTCGCACAAAAGAAATATTACCCCCTGCCTGAATATCGGCAGGATTTAAAATGATATATCTGGAAGGAAGGGTAACGTCTTCACCAGCGCTTAAAGAGTCTGAGATTTTCTTACCCAAGCCAAAAGACCTAGCAATTTTCACTACGTCAGCTTTTCTAATTTTATTGTCGAATCTGTGGATAAAAACATTGCCGGATCTATAATACTCACGAAAGAATTTTTCTTGTAGGCTCCAAATGTCGAATTTTTTGAAAAGAGCCATGAAAAAATCACGAGACTTTTTAGTCCCCCCCGTAAGAAAAATATCTGCAATTGAAAATTCAGTCATTAAATCAATGACGTTACGAAAAATGGCAAAATTATAATAAGCCTTTTGACAAAGAATTACGGCATCTCTTACATCAAAATTTTGGTTAGTTCCTTTGTAGTAACCAGCTAAAGTATAATTAAATGGAAGTAACCCATCTTCAATATTCTTAAACCTACTAGTTCTTTCGAGATACGATGATGCATTTCTTCTGGTCCGAGTGGTTTTTGCAGCTTTCGAATAAGCTAGAGTCTCCTCCATTCCAGCCATCAATGGTTCTATTTCGCTGTTTTCTGGTTTCTTTTTTGCTGGCATAACAATTTATAGGAATTACACGTTATTTGATTACAATAGGGGTAAAAGTATGGGATATGTCTTCTACCTTTAATTTTTTCATATCATAATAGCATTTTGTGGCCCAAACGGCCAACATAAGAGTTGTATAATTATCCTTCCTAGCCCGAAGTGAAGAAGTACTTCTTTTTAAGTGCGCTGGCAAGTCAAAAGTTTGGGTTCCTTTTGCGGTAGATTTAACTTCGATCAATGCACATTGTTTTTTCGTTTGGTGGATAAGAGAATCTTGGGTTTCTATGAAATCCAAAATATTTATTTCGTTAACCAAACCCAATTTTACCCTTGTCGAAGAAAATCCACCGAAAGACGTATTATGCGCCACTGTTCTTGAGGCAAACCATAATCTTTTATGATCTATGCTGGCCTGAAGATGTTCATTAGCTTTCCTAAGCCACTCGCTACTGAAAATTTGTTTGAAACAAATATAGCCACCGCCTTTATTGTAGAGTCTCTTCAGGTTCTTTAATTCTTTTGTATAGTCTTCTCCATCTTTGTTGCTATCAAAATCTATGAAATTAATTTGCTTGTGAATGTCTTTAAAAAATTTAGATTCGTTAGCGCTGTCTATGAATTGATATCCGGCGTTATCAATAACAACCATTTCTAAATTAAAATTTTGGACCACATGGGATAAATATTGAATGTGGTCTTTTAGGTTCCCTCCTGCTACAGCGTAACTATGGACAAGTGTCGTAGATTCGTTTTCTTCATCCAAATTTAATATGGACATGGCAAAATAATCAGAACTAGGACTGTTTGAAAACGAAGGATCAATTGCTAATATATATTTCTCTCCTTTTTTTCCTATTATTTGAGAAGTGGGATCTTCTCCATCTGGTATTGTGCATTCGTGCATTTTCTTAGCACTGAAATAAGAATCACTACCGTCTGTGAACTGGGCACAATATTCCCGAACGAATGAGGAATGAGATTGGCCACCATTTTGAGCTTCCTCAATAATGGTATGATCTATCATCTCTTCCGGAAGAGCTTCGTAGCCCAATTGAGATACAAAATATTTACCGTCTGTTTCTTCTTTGGAATAGATTTTTTCCACCCACTCTTTGTAAACTCTGTATAGATTTTCGAATGTATAACTAGCAGAAGATAAGCCAATTAGTTTGGAATCGTTTTCGAAAACCATACGATCCTCTTCCTTCATTTTTCCTTCTCTTATTAGGCTTGCTTCTATTTCCCTTATCTCTAGCCTCTCTTTCATATTTTGTGGAGCGACAAGAAAAGGCATTAGAACATTGCTAATTATATCTTCAGGAATCAACAGGTACTCATCAAGGACTAATACGTTAGCGCGAAAACCACGAATCTTTTCGCCATTAAGAGGAATGGCTGTAATCGAACCCCCATTGATTTGCCATTCGAATTGATCATTTCGTTTCGACTTGGCTCCAAACGCCTGAGCAAGAAGCTCAGCGCCCTTGGATGCAACTATACTTTCCAAATTATTGAAAATAAAACGTGCAGTACGAAAGGTCGGCCCAGCTATAAGAATTTTAGTCCCCGGTTCAAAAATGCACTGCAAGAAACAAAATACCGAAGCAATAAAAGTTTTCCCACAACCACGACCCCATACGCACATGGAAAAGTTTCTATTGAGCATTCCCTTTAATGTAATCTCTTGATAAGGAGCGAGCTTAATTCCAGAAAGCAATTCCGTTGTTATTCCAATATTGCTCCTCAAAAATCTAGCTAGGGATATTTTACTCTGCTTGCTTGTAAGTTCTCCCTTTAATTCAAGAAACTCCTGATTAAGATTAGGTATATCTTGTTTATATTTTTCCGGAAAATACCACATTAAGATACAAGTTTAAGTTTTTTAAGATTCTCATTGAATTTGTCATAAGGCACATCCTCATATGTTAAACTCTTAAGATAATAAGTATAATAGTCTCTGTGTTCATCTTTTTTGCCATCAAATACTCCCTCTGCCATTAAAGCTGCAACAGACGAGATAGGGAAAGCCGTAGCTTTTTGCATTGCGCTAAAATTTTCATCTGGTTTGATTAGTTTTTCTTCGTTCCAAGTTTTGTTGCCCTTGTGGACTTTGGCGATAACAATAACTTCATCTTTTTCTGCGTAGCCGCAACCAGTAACAAAAATTTGCTCTAAGGCGTGATCGTCTAAACCACAATCCCTAATTAAAAACTTTACTATGTCGCAATGCCCTTTGTACCTAAGGGTTTTGTAAGAACAATTTTTTACCCCCTTTTTTTTCATTGACTCTAGAGTATGAGAGGCTCCACCGCTGGTATAAAAAGCTTCCAGAACACCGAGACTTTCTGTTTTTACGGTTTCTAAACCAGACATACCCCCAACTAATTTTGTTTCTCCATCAAAAAGAATTAAACAGTCATCTTTGTACTCATTAATTAGTCCGTCAATTGACCAAGTAATACCATACCTTAAGGGGTTTTTATTGCTTTCGAGATAATCTGGCAAACCACCAACCATCATTTCGACAGAAATTATCTCTGCGCCACCATATAACTTTCGATAACCTTCTTCCGCTAGAATATTTACCCATCCCGGTGCAAGGCCAAGATCAGTAAATACGGGTTTAGTAGCATGTCGTTTTGCATCATCATTGATGCCCTTAGAAACGTCAACACGCCCCCCCAAATCACAATAACGAAGTTCGTTAGCTATGCACCAGTACGCCATTTCTTCTGTTTGATGGTACGGAAGGCTACTGATAACGATGTCGGGCTTTTCAAAGACCAATACATTTTCCATACATTTGTCTGCATCATTTTGGTCTGTCAAATAAAATGCTCCATCGGGACCACCTACGTATTTTCTAAAATTTTCGGCTGTATGTTCATTTGAATCTGCACCGACGACATAGAACCCCAGCTTATGCATAGCATAGCATATGGCTGTGCCCATTTTACCTATGCCTAAAACCGCCGCTTTCATTTTTTTGGTTTTTTGGATCTTTTTCTTGGCCCACCTTGGCCTCTGTATTTTTTCATACCCTTACTGTGAGTGCCA